TTGCAATCCTCTTTATGATTTCAACGGAATTTTGGTGCAAGTCTTTGGATCTAATCCTTCGGGACATCCTTTGACTGTCATCATTAATTCCATAGTTAACAGTTTGTATTTGCGATACTGTTATTATAAACTTCATTCGAAGAAGTGGTTTGGAGGAAAATTGCCACTCTTTCGTGAAGTTGTTGCTGCTCTCACATATGGTGATGATAATGTGATGGGAGTGAAGCATGGATTCGAATGGTTCAACCATACCGCAATTGCTGACGAGTTGGCCGAGTGTGGGATTACCTACACTATGGCTGATAAAGAAGCTAAATCAGTACCTTTTATTAAGGCTGGTGAGGCTTCGTTTTTGAAGCATTATGCTGTTTGGGATGATGAACTTAAGTTGTTTAGGGCTCCTATTGAGGAAGCTTCTATTCAAAAGATGCTTCATTGTCATCTGGAATCCGAGGCTTTGACCGATAAAGAATTTGCAGCTGAAGCTATTACCAATGCGGCAAATGCTTATTTCCAATTTGGAAAAGAGGTCTATGCAACACGTGTTGCGCAGTTGGCCGAAGTTGCTCACAAGAACGGTGTTCCTGTTCGACCAGAGGTGTTCGCTCCCTACGAAGAGCGTATTCAGAATTACAGAGAGAAGTACTCTCTGGAGTAATTCGTCTTAGCTCAAAGACTTTAAATACGTGAGCTCGCCGGAACCATTCGGCGGAATATGTTAAAAATGGTATTTGTATATTGATTACGGTGATGTTTATGAAGTTCCAAATTCTTCTTGTATATTAACGCTTGTACATATTACGCATTCCCTTCGTGGAATACCCCTATTTAGGGGAGAGATTAGCGATCTCGAAAATTTTGGCTCTGAGGCGACACATTAAGCTGTGTGTTGACCTTATGTAAAATAAAATGTAGCTTACTAGTATATTTCGTGATAATAATAATAGTTATGATATTAATTTTATGCCAGTACCCGATCTGCGACACCAGATCGAGTCTTATGAGGCTAAGTGTCAGAGGTTGGAGACGGATATCGACAATCTCAAGAGATCTCTTGCGCGTAAATACGCTCACTGCAATCGTCTTAAGGAAAAGCTTTCGCGTTTGTCGCAGGAGCTTGCCCTTTCGTCGCAAACTGCTCTTATTCCTGATGCAGTTGATAAAGTGGGGAATTTATTGCGTGCATGTTGGATCTCAGACAATTTCTCTTCTTCAGAATGTGAAGACTATCTTGTTGATTCATGTGATGGTATTGTTCCATTGTATGAAGACCAAAAGTATAAGTCTCAATCTGGTTCTGAGGCGGGGCAGACAACTGATGCAGCGGATACCGTTGAGCAGCAAATTGCTTCTTATGATGATGGTGCTGCTGGCTTTAAGACAGTTGTGGAAGGTTCTTATGAAGCAACCATGAATCCTGGCTTTAATAGTGCCGCGGATATTGGTGGCTTTTTGGGTCGTCCTTCCAAAATTTTTGACTACGATTGGATCGTTGGTCAGCAAGCATATTTGCGATTTAATCCTTGGCAGTTATTTTTCGAGGACCTTAAAGTCGCAGATAAAATCCGCAATTTTAATTTGTTGCGGTGCAAACTTCATTTGAAGTTTGTTATTAACGGCGTGGCATTTCATTATGGTCGGTTAATGGTTTCTTATAATCCATTGCCTTCTCAAGATAATCTCACGGTTAACCGTTTGGGAATCACTGAAGACTTGGTTGGAGCTAGTCAAAAACCACATGTCTTTTTGAATCCCACTACAAGTGAAGGAGCTGAAATGGTTTTACCATTTTTCTTTTACAGGAACTATATGCAGATTCCAGATGCTGATTATAGATTAATGGGAGAGTGTTTTCTCAATTCTTTCCAAATCTTGCGTCAAGCTAATGGAGGTACTGATCCTGTACGAGTCACTTGTTTTGCTTGGGCTGAAGATGTTGTGCTTACAATGCCTACATCTCTTGATCAACCATCACCTGCTGCACAAGTATTATCACCTGGTAATGATCTACTTGTGTCGCAATCCGGTATGGCTGATGGTATTCAGCGCAGACAATCCAAAGCAACACGCATTGATGAGTATGGTATGGGAATTATTTCCAAACCTGCTTCTGCTGTTGCTAAAGCTTCTGGAATGTTGGAGTCTATTCCAATGTTGTATCCTTATGCCAAGGCAACGTCCATGGTATCTAGTGCTATTGCTGGCGCTGCTAGGCTTTTCGGATACAGCCGACCTCCTATTGTCACCGATATTCAGCTTTATAAACCTTTTCCTCAAGGGAATTTAGCTAATGTCGATGCTTCTGAGGCAGTTTCCAAGTTAACTCTTGATAGTAAACAGGAGATAACTATTGATCCCAGAACAGTCGGTTTGGGACCTGAAGATCAGATGAGTGTTAAATCTATTGTTACTCGAGAGAGTTACTTAACACAATTCAACTGGTCGGAACTGGATCAGCCGGGAGGTCTATTGTGGAATTCTTACGTTACGCCAGATTTATTGGCAAATTTGAACGGTGAATTGCACATGACTCCTATGTGTCATTATGCTAAAATGTGGGAATATTGGCATGGAACTATTAAATTTAGATTTCAAATAGTTGCTAGTTCTTTCCACAAGGGGCGTATTTTGGTGAGATACGATCCCGCTTTTACAGCTACACCCATTGAATTCAATACTGGCTTTAGTCGTATTGTGGACATTGCCCAAGAGCCTGACTTTGAAATTGAAGTTAGTTGGGGTAATGCTATTCCTTTTGTTCGGGTGGATGACACTTCAGTGGAGCGTTATTCTGGTGGTGCTCGATTGGCGCGCGATACAGCGCGTACCAACGGTATGATCGAATTGTCGGTTATTAACACGCTGACAGCTCCAACTGATGACAAACCCATTGCAGTTAATGTGTTTGTCAGTATGGGGGATGACTTCAAATTTGGAAGTCCCTCTTCTTATTTTAACAATTATAGCGTTTTTCCTGAGCAACCAGCAGCTCTGGTTGAAGAGGAAAAATTGGATTCGCAGTCTGGAGAAGATGCATCTTGTGCTATGTTAAATGAGAAACCAACGGAAAACAAACCGACTTCACCTGCTGCAATTATGCAGGTGTCCACTCCGAGTAATCCTACTGATGAAACTATGTCAGTTTTCTTTGGAGAGAGTGTCACTTCGATTCGTGAATTTATGAAACGTTATGTTTATTATCGTTTCTATTCACGTGATTCGACTGCCACTGTTGGACAGTTATCCATTTGGTCCATTGCTAGTTCCGGCTTGCCTGCTTGTCCAGGTTATGATCCTACTGGATCTGATACAGTCGGAGGCAACAATGCAACTGTAGTCACCAATACAGCAGTTGCATATTTTAGAGTGTGTTATGCAGCTTGGAGAGGCAGTTTACGAAAGAAATTTGTCTTCCAAGGGTCTCCAACGAATAGTAATATTTTCGTATATCGAGACCCAGTTGCATCTCAAGTAATCAGTTCTACTGATGATGTTGCTACTACAAACTTTAACCGCTTCGCTTTATCGCGTGGAGGTGATGTAACAGCACAGGGCCCAGCTATGACGCCTTTGGGTCAGAACTCAGTCCTAGAAGTCGAAATTCCTTTTATGGAAAATATTCGTTTCTTTGGACCGCGTTTTGCGCGTCGTACAACGACATTTAGTACACCAGTCACAGTTCGTGAACAAAATGTTGTTGAAAGTCTTGCGGGACCAAATACTATTTCTTCACAAAGCAGAACAGCCCAGGAGTGGGTTGCAGCTGGTGAAGATTTCACACTCTTTTTCTATACAGGAGTCCCAATTCTGTATAGATATAATTTAACGAACATTTAATGTTCGTTATGTGGCGACCCGCCACGTTAAATAATGGGTAACTCACAACGTAAGAGAAATAAATACGTTTGTGGGAATCTACTGATGCAGTCCAGTAGTACGGTGAGGAATCATCGTGGCGGTATCGCCCTCTAATATTAAATTCTAGAATTTTTGCCTTGGAGGGTTATACCCCCCAGGACGCTTTTTGTCTAGAATGCAATTTTAGAAGTCGGACCGTCAAATTTCAGACCACTGCTAGGGAATCTTAATTGATTTCCTTGCGTTAGTGGTTTGGTTTTTGGCCGC